CCGGACCAACGACATCCCGAACGACCTTGTGACGCTGACGGGCGTATCGTTGGGCGACAGCGACCTCGGCACCTTCACGGGCACGACGATCGCCGACAACGAGACGATCAAGGGCGCGCTGCAAGACCTGGAGACGGCAGTCGAGGCAGGCGGCGGCGGCGTCAAGTATCACGGCCGCTACGACACCGAGGCCGAGACCGCGCGCAGCGGCGCGACCACGACGACCGAAATCTACTACACGGCGCGACCGGACGGCGACGGCTACGCGGAGAGCGAGGTAGACGACGGCGGCCTTGGCGCGGGCGAGTCAAGCCGACGAAGGCTCTACTACTCGGACAAGTTCGACGCGGACCCTGACACGTCTGGCGACTGGACGCTCTACACAACGCAGCCAGCCGACGACACCGCGTTCGCCACATGCAAGGCGTCGCTGCTGGCGGGATTGTCGGACACTGACGGAACAGCCAACACGCGGGGCACGCTACCCGTATCGTTGAAGATGGAGCGCGCCGTCATCACGCCGTTGCTGCTTGACACCTACACGGGCGCGGGCGGGGCCTACAGCGTCAGATTGCTGCGGACAGCCTACACGGGCGACGCCATGCGTATCCGCGAGGACAGCGGGAACACCGAGACCGATATCGGGTTCGACAGCAACGGCGACCTAGACACCGCCGCGATCAAGAGCTTCTGCGATGCGGCTGGCACGGGCGTCAACGGCTACGTGGTCACATGGTATGACCAGAGCGGCAACGGCAACGACGCGACCCAGAGCACCACAGCATCTCAGCCGAAGATCTACGACGGATCAGCAGTAATCACTGCTGGAGGCATACCAGCGGTAGACCCGATGGGAACGTCATTTATGCCTACCGGCGCGAACTACACACAAGCCTTTAGCAGCTACGTGGTGTGCGAGAATCCGACGACAGGAATCGGCTATATACACAGCGGACTGAACGAGTTTGGCATTCTTACAGCCAGAAAGCAGTACACCCAGTGTGGCATATATTCTGGGACTTGGCTGCGTGACAACTCATACACACCGGCTGACCGCTCACTATTTGCCAGCGTGTTCAATGGCAGCAGCAGCTCATTGCATGAGAATGGCTCCGTAGTCGTGTCTGGCAATGCTGGCACGGGCAACCCGACGAATATGACGCTTTTCGCCAGAAGCGCCACGGATGGACGTTCGACCAACCGTGTCAGCGAGTTCATTTTCTACGAATCAGACCAATCGAGCAACCGCACCGGCATCGAGTCGAACATCAACACCTATTACTCGGTCTACTAATGAGCCACACGATCTATCTGCCGGTCGTGCCTCGGCTCGGCCTGACTAGTGAGGAGCGCGGGCGGGCGATCAGCCGCGAGTTGTTCAACCTGACCTTGCCGCGTCACCTGCAATCGCCGGGGCAGACCAGCATCTACGCGCTGGGCATGATCGAGAACGCGAGCAACGCAGGCCAGTGGGCGCTGGTGGGGGATCACGATCAAGACATCCCGGTGCACCCGGAGCGCGATGTCACCGCGCTGGTCTCGCTGTTCCCGCAGCTGAGCGAGGAGGAGCGCAGCCAGCTGACCTACTACATCGCCTCGAGCGACAGCGTGACGTTCGGCAACCTGCTGCCGTCGGACGCGACCGTGCTGACCCATGAGCAAGCCGAGGCTCTCGGCTGGTTCCCTAGCGACCCGACACCATGAGCGACGACACAGGCAACGGCTGGAGCGAATACAAGAAGCTAGTTATGACCGAGATCGACCGGCTAGCTCGCGAGATCCGGCACGAACGCAACAACGGCAAGCAGGTGCAGCAAGGCATGTGGGAGCAGATGCTGCGGGTCGAGCGCGAAATCGCGTCGCTCAAGGTCAAGTGCGGGGTCTGGGGCCTGTGCGGTGGCCTGATCCCCGTTGTGACTGCGCTGCTCACCAACAAGATCGGACTATGAGAACCCTCTACATCCTCGTGCCCTGCCTGCTGCTTGCGGGCTGCGGCATTCTCGACGCTGGTCAAGTCCAGGCCGTCACCGACGTTGTCAACCAACTGGAAGCCAACCAAGCCATCACGATGGAGCAGGCTGATGCCCTGCGTCAGGCTATCCTGACCAACACAGGCGAGCCGTGGTGGCTACAGCTTGGCAAGGTCGTACTGGAAGTCGGGCTCGCGATCGCAGGCGTGCGTCTCTGGCGCGGTCCGTCTGCTTCTGTGGCCGAGCGTGCGGCGCGTGTCGCGGCGAGGAAGTCGGCGTGAACCACCTAGTTGCCCAAGCGTGCGGCGTTGAACTGATGAACAAAGTCCCGGCTGTCAACGCTGACGAGTTCCGCAAGGGTCTGCGGATCGCCCAGTGCATGTCTTCCTACTTCGAGATGATCGGGCTGCCCATGCGTCGCGCATACATGGACAAGCTCGCTGAGAAGTTCCTAGCGTTCGTCGATGCTGGCGCAGCCCCGCCCTTCAACGGCGTGCAGGCGGCGCACGCAGTGGAGCAGGCGATCATGGACCTGTGGCCTACGCTGACCGAGGCGGAGCAGCAGGACTACGTCAACGCCTGCAACGCTTTCAGCGCCAGGATGGTCGAAGCCGCTCCCGAGGAAGGCCAGAAGCACTTTGCGCAGATCGTCGCCCGCGAATGGGCCAAAGACCTGTAGAGGGGGGCGTTGTTCAGCTTTGCTGAATGGAGTCCGGCGATACTAAGAGTTCGGGGCGAAAACTGAACTAGGCTATGTCTTCGGTTCGCGACCTGCTGGAGCCCGGCGAGATCGCGCACCTGCGTCTGGTAGCCAAGTGGCAGAAGCGTCCCGTGCAGGGCGTGGTCATCGACGAGGTGCGCCGACAGTTCGGCAGCAGTTGTCGGCGCGGTTACACGCCCAAGATCAACCGCACGAAGTGGTTGGCGGATGTCGCCCCTCCGGTCTCAGACGACGAGCCTGTGCTGGACCGGCTGGTGCGCGAGGAGCGTATCCAGCAACTGGTGGACGCGATCGACCGGCTCCCGCCATGCCAGCAGACAGCGATCAGATGGCATCTTGCAGGCCATGACTATCAAGGGATCGGCAAACTGATGGGGATTTCGTCCCATACTGTGGAGCACCATCTCAGAAAAGGGAAGAGGTTGCTGGCTTGGTATCTAGGCGGGTAAATCCTTTAGACCTTTAGTCGCAAGGGTTTACGCCAAAACCTCAGGGTCTTGTCTCACTGCCAGTCTCACAGGTGAGACGGTAGACCGAAAATAGTCCCACAAATGGGACTGGGAATGCTATCCTCCGCAACGTGAGTCGGCACGTTTCGGATGAGTTGATGGACCTAGATGCGGCGGAGCGATCCGAGCGCATCCGTGGGCGCATTGACCAGCATCGCGAAGACATCCGCTGGCTCATGGGGACGCAGTCTGGCCGCCGCATCGTGTGGCAATGGCTTCAGGAGATGCGTGTCTTCTCGCCCGTGGTTGACACAAACGGTCTCGCGCAAAGCCATAAGGCTGGCGCACAGGCTGTGGGCATGAAGATCACCGCTGACCTTCTGGATGCGTGCCCCGACCAGTTCACCTTGATGCTCAAGGAATCCCGTGTCAGAGACGCAAACAGAAGCTCCCGAAACTAACAACGAAGGGCAAGTTGCTGAATCTCTGCTGACCGGCCAAGAGGCCGCGCAGCAACCGCAAGAGCAGCAGCCGCAGGAGGCTCAGGCCCAGCCCGAGCAACCGGCGGAAGTCAGCGAACCCGAGGGTGCGCCCGAGACATATGAGTTCCAAGCCACGGAAGGCTCGGATCTCGATGTGGACTCAGGTGCGGTGCAAGCATTCTCGGAAGTCGCAAAGGAACTCAACCTGACTCAAGAGCAGGCTCAGTCAGTGCTCGACAAGGTCGCCCCGGCACTGAAGCAGCAGAACGAAGAATACATCCAAAGTCTTCGTTCCGAGTGGGTTGAGTCCGTCAAAGCCGATCCTGAGATCGGTGGAGATCAGCTTCAGGAAAACCTGGGTAAGGCCGTGCGCGTCCTCGACGCCTTTGGCACCCCCGAACTGAAGTCGCTGCTAGGGGAAACAGGTCTTGGCGATAACCCGGAGATCATCCGGTTCCTCGTCAGGGCGCACCAGGATATCGGCGAGGACCGTTTCCTCACTGGTAGCCAGTCGGACAAAGAACAGCCGTTCTCTGCCGTCGATTTCTACAACAACTCAAAGATGAACTGAGGAGTTAACCCATGCCTGTAAGTGCAACTACGCACCCGACGCTGCTTGACTACACCAAGCGGCAAGACCCTGACAAGAGCATCGCGACGATCGTCGAGACGCTCGCTCAAACCAACGAAGTCCTTGAGGACATGGTCCACCTTGAGGGCAACCTTGAGACCGGCCACCGCACCACGATCCGCTCGGGCCTCCCGGCTCCGACGTGGCGCAAGCTGTACGGCGGCGTCCAGCCCTCGAAGAGCGAGACCGTCCAGGTGACGGACACCATCGGCATGATGGAAGCCTACGCCGAAGTGGACAAGCAACTGGCTGACCTCAACGGCAACACGGCTGCGTTCCGCATGTCGGAAGACATGGCCCACCTGGAGGGCATGAACCAAGAGTTCGCCAGCACGCTGTTCTACGGCGACGAAAGCACGGCGTCCGAAGAGTTCACCGGCTTCCTGCCGCGCTTCAACTCCTCGGCTGCCGAAAGCTACGAGAACGTCCTGCTGGACAACAACTATGGCGGCGCAGCGGCGTCGGGCACCGACAACACTAGCATCTGGCTTGTGGTCTGGGGTCCGAACACCTGTCACGGCATCTACTCCAAGGGCAGCCAGATGGGCCTGTCCAAGGAAGACAAGGGTCAGGTGACCATCGAAGACACCACCGGCAGCGGTGGCGGTCGTATGGAAGCCTACCGCACCCACTACAAGTGGTGCTGTGGCCTGAGTGTCCGCGACTGGCGTTACATTGTGCGGATGCAGATCGACGCCACGAACCTTGGTGCTGATGCGGCGACCAATAACATCGCCGATCTTACCGAGATGATGGCGGACGCTTGCGAACTGATCCCGAGCCTGAGCGCGGGTCGCGCTTCGTTCTACTGCAACCGCAAGGTCAAGCAGACGCTGCGTAAGCAGTTCGTCAACAAGGTCAAGCAATCGACGCTTGGCATGGACGAGATCGGCGGCAAGAGCACGCTGACCTTCGACGGCATCCCGATTCGCAAGGTCGATGCCCTTACCCTCACCGAAACCCGAATCAGCTAACGGGAGGACACACACATGTTTATTGACTCAAACCTTGAGTTCTGCGACGCGGCTAGCGCCGCGCTTGACACTGGTGACGGCATCACCAAGCTCGGAAACCACAAGGACGTTCACCCTTTGACGGGTGACAACGCCACTGTTGACTTGTCGGGTGGCGAGCCGATCTATCTCGTGATCGAGGTCACGACCGCGTTTGTCGGGTCGGGCGCGAGCTACAAGTTGGACTTGACCACGTCTACGGAGACGGCTCTGTCGGGCGGCACGACCAAGAACATCTATACGACGGGCACGCTTACTATCGGCAACTTCACGGTTGGCAAGCGTTTTATTGCGTCTCTTCCGAACGAAGACTATCACCGATACCTGGGTATCCGTGGAACGGCTACGGGTGCCAACGTAACGGCAGGCGCGATCAACGCCTTCATCACGAAGGACGTGACCAACTGGACCTCGACCAACACCCGCGTCAACGTCTGATGAAGGTCAAGGCTACTTCTAAGGGCGTCTACGGATCTCGTCGCTGGAAACCCGGCGACGAGTTCGAGGTGGACGCCCGCCACTTCAACGCATCTTGGATGAAGCAAGTTGAAGAGCCGAAGGCCCAGGCCAAGCGTGGCCCTGGACGCCCGAAGAAGCAGCCGAAGCCTGAACCGCTTCCGGCTCAGGAAAAGGCGGAAGCCTGATCCGAATAGTGCGGGGGTTGCAGCCGCCGCCCCCGCGCTATACCTGACGGCGGCTACTTGAGGTAAGCCCGTGGCCGTCAGAAAGTTCATCCTCGTTGCCGGACAGAGCAACGCGCTTGAGGTAGCTCCCGTCCAAGACTGGGAAGACCTCAACCCCTACTTGGCTCTCAGGAGCCCGCAGACCAATCCTGCGTTGGCACCGTCCTACTCGGTCGGTCCCTACAACGACGTTCTGCAAATGCCCTACACGTTCCTGGGCGGGCCTCAGACGGACGTGAAGGGGGACGGCGAGAACTACGGGGATGCTTCGGACGAGATCAACCACGGGGCATGGCAGACCGCCAACGTCCGTGGTGTTGCGTCGCAGGCGATCCGCTACCTGACGTTCTACGATCCGACTCCTAGCCAGTTCGGCCTGTTCACCAAGCAGGGCACGACTTCGACGTATCCTGGCACGGGTTCGATCAAGGCTGGGTCTACGGCGACGACGCTCAAGACCAGCATCCGCTTCACGGCTAACCCGATCGGTCTCAAGATCACGCGGCAGCGGACCAACGAGGTGCATGACATCACCTCGACGACGGCAGACACGAACGAGATCACGATTGATCCGCCGATGATCCCTGCCCCAGAGGTAGGGGAGCAGTTTACCTTCGAGGTCGAGACTGACGCTGGGTCCACGACAGAAAGGCTAGTCTTCAAGAACAAGTTCGGGGGCGTCAACTTCACGACTCAGAACGAGGACACCGGAGACGGTGCCATCGTCAACGGCGACGTTGCCATCGACGGGACTCTGCCTGCTGCCTACGCCTCCTACATTTCTCAGATCCGAGACGCTGCGGGAGCCAAGACTGCTGCTCGCGTCACCTGCCGCGCCCGCAAGGTCAAGGTCGGTGATGTCATCCAGTTCACGAACGGGACAACGGGCTCTACCGCCGACATCTCAACGATTGCTGTAGACACCAACTACTACGTCACGCGCCATGCGTCGGCGGAGGAGGCTGTGGCGATCGCGGCTGACGACTGGGATGAGGACAACAGCCAGATCAAGAAGTCGGCGCACGGTTTAGGTCACAAGGAGGCGGTCCAGTTCAGCGGAACGCTTCCGACAGGGGTTTCTGCGGACACGACCTACTACGTGGACAACGAGATCAGTCTCGTCGCAGCGTCTTGGAATACTACCGCTAACGTCATCACGTTAACCGATCATGGCCTGAGCGATGGCGACATCGTGGTCTTCAGCAACGGCTCAACACTGCCCTCAGGAGGCTCCAACGATCCGGTTGTAGACTCGGAGGCTTACTACGTTGAACGCATTAACGACAACGAGTTCAAGCTGTATGAGACCTACAGCGGCGGCACGTTTAGCAACCAAGTTCTGTGGGCAACAGACGCTGGCGGCGACAGTTCCACCATCACGCTGCCCAACATCTTCCGTCTGTTCTCAAGGATTGATGGCACGCCTGTTAGCGTAAGCATGAGCGAAAGTGGCGGCGGGGCTTGCACCGTCACGCGCAGAGACTCCTACGCAACCTTCTTTATCTCTGCCAAAGTCAGCGGCACGGAGATCAAAGCAGACGCTAGTTCTGGCCGAGACAGCACGGTCGTCAGCACCATCCCGCACTTCAACGACCTGCAACTCAAGTTGCAGCCCATCGAGCGGGGCAGTTTGGCTGGCTTGCAGGCGCGATGCGTAGAGTCTGCGACTGCGCCTGAGAACGTCGGCGTAGCCAAGAACCTTGGCGACGTGTATTTGACCACGGGCGGCGTCAAGTCCGAGGTCAGTTGCGACACATGGGATACTGCTCCAGCGGACGGCGACCGCTTCGTCATCGAAGTCCAAGACCAAGCAGCCAGCTACAAGCAGTGGGCGATGTGGCTGCCGTGGTGCCCCTTTGAGGGCAGCGCAGGCTACGCGGGTCCGTGGAACAACGTGCTTATCACGTCTGGTTCCGAAGGAGACCTGACGATCACGGAGACTGCTATTGCCTCTGGCCCCAGAGGCATTGACAGCGCGTTCTACGCTTTGCCCGGAGCCAAGTGCCAGTTCTACACAAGCGGTGAACTGCCTACGCCTCTGGTCCCAGGTCGCGAATACTACATCGAGTCTGTCGGCACTTATCTCGGTTTGGGCTTGTTGACGGAGTGGAAGATCAAGTCTGCCTACAGCGGCACGACTCCGATTCAGGGGGACGGGGGAGGGATTGGCACCGGCATCCACTCGATCTACTTCCTAGACGAAGAAGGCAAGTCGAACCCCTACCCTCCGGGCTTCAACTACCCGAACCACTACGCGATCCCTCGCCAGTATCAGCCGTTTGACGGCGAGGCTTACCTCTACAAGTTCCCCGGCATCTCGTTCCACACGACGCTGGGTTACCGGATGCACGAGCACTACGGCGAGGTTCTGAACCTTGCCGTCTGCGCCATGTCTGGCACGAGCATCGGGCACAAGGAGGTCGCTGCGGGTCAGGCCACCGACGCATCGCATGGTTGGTTCGATGTGAACCAACAGATCTCTTGGTCTCGCGGCGAGCCCAACAACTGCTTCGGTCGCCTCCAAGACGTTCTGGACGCCATCAAGATCGCCTTCGAGAAGGAGGGAAACACAGGCGAGTGCGTCGGGGTCTTCTGGGCGCAGGGCGAGGCTGACGCCTCCAACGAGCGTCTTGCCAACAACTACGAGGACTCTGCCCGCAAGCTCAAGGCGGCGATCCGCGAGGAGATCAAGAGCCGTAGCTTGACGACTCTGGACGTAGACAAGATCCCGTTCATCCACCCGAAGATCAAAGAGGTGTCTGCGTGGCCCTACGCCTCAACGGTCAACGCTGCGATCCAGACGCTGGCTGACGAAGATCCTTACAGCCGGACGCTCGATGTCTCGGACCTCGTCCTGCATGACGGCCAGCACTACGACGGCGCGAGCATGAACACGCTAGGCGACCGGACTTACGACGCTTGGAAGCAGATCGAACAGGTTGGCTCCAAGGAGGTAGACATCTGCAACCTCGCGCTGTCCTACATCGGGGACAAGGCGACGGTCACCAACATCAACCCAAGCGATGGAAGCCACCAAGCCGATCTCTGCGCTCGTTACTACCCTCTGGCTAGAGATATGTTGCTGGAGCGCCACCGTTGGGACTTCACCATTCGGCAAGTCTCTCTTACTGCCCTTAGCGCAAGTGGCAGGACTGAGTGGGATTTCGCCTACCGACTCCCCAGCAACTTCGCGGGCGTCATCGCGGTCATCCCGAAGGACTCGACGGACGATCAGACCACGGAAGGCAGCATTGCGCCGAAGCCTTTCGCGATCGAGGCGAACTCCGACCTAGACCGCATCCTCTACACCGACTTGGGAGACGCGGTCTTGCGCTACCAAGCCAAGATCACGGACTCGACCAAGTTCAGCCAGATGTTCGTCCACGCGGTCTCGTGGCAACTGGCCAGTATGTTAGCGGGCACGCTCATCAAGGGTGACGAGGGCATAGCAGCGGTGCGGAACGCCTCGCAGATGGCTGAGTTCTACTCTCAGCGGGCGGCAGCATTCGACAGCCGCACGACCCGTGAGAAGCCGGTCGTTGACACCAACACCAACCCCTGGGATCGCTAGAGATGCCGAAGACTCGCAAGCTCCAGTTGGCGTTCTCGGGCGGTGAGATCGACACCCAGATGTATGGGCGGATCGACTCGCCGCAGTATCAGTCTGGCCTTGCGACCTGCAAGAACTGGATCGTGGACCCAAGGGGTAGCCTGCGTCGGCGTCCTGGGATGCAGCGTGTAGCGAGCACGTTAGACAGCACGCAGCAGACCCGCCTGATCCCGTTCACCTACTCGGTGGACCAGCAGCTTGCGGTTGAGCTTTCTAACGAGAAGGCGCGGTTTCACACGGGCGGAGGCACGGTTGTCTGGGCTGACTTCAAGGAGTTCAGCCGTGATGACATCGCAGCCAACAAGATCACGTTCTTGTCTGAGCATGGCCTGTTGGACGACGAGCCTATCGTCTTCTACGCCAGAGCGACAACTGGCAGCGGCACGCCAAGGCTCGCCTTGCCTGCGCCGTTCACGAACCCTGACAACAACTACCATGTCAGCGTCGTAGACAGCCGCACGATCCAAGTCTTGGATGCGGCAGGCGGCAGCGTGGTGCCGATCACGTCTTTAGGCAGCACAGGGTTCCGGTTCTTTGTGTTCAAGCGCGGGACACAAGACGGCTACGTCGGCCCGGCTCGCGTCTTCAAGACGTGGAGCAGAATCACAACCTCGACAGCCTCCTCCTTGTGGCGTGCACAGACAGGTTCGCAGTTCTGCATCCAGTTTACGAATGGCACTACCCCTCCCGGCACCAACAAGTTTCATCAAGGAGAGCGGGTAGAACTTGTATACGAAGCCAGCCCTAACGTGGCGGTGCGCCTGCCCGGCATCCCGCATCCTTTGTGGGTAGACTACTTTGGTAGTTCTGGGGCTTCCTGCACGAACCAAAGGTTTGGCCTCCGCACCAAACAGGAATACGTAGGCACCGAAACCTCTCTTGCGCCAGACACTTGGGTAGACGATGCAGAGATTCGCGCAGCCTCCAACCTTCCAGGCGCGTCTGGCAACAACATCTTCATCCGCCAGTATCACCAGAAGGGCGACCTGATCTGGGCTACCGACCAGGGCTTCATTCCTGCACAGAGCCAATACAGAGTCTTCCGTGTTTCTGAAGACTTCGGCAGCCCTTGGAATGACGACTGGGCTGGCGATGTCGCCCCCAACACGACCGAACTAGAAGACGACGGCACGTTCAGCATTCCGACTCCGTTCCAAGAATCGGAACTGTTCGACATCGAATACGACCAGTCGGGCGACGTGGTCACGCTGACGCATCCGAGCCATCCTCCGCAGGAACTACGCCGCTACGCCAACACGAACTGGGACATCTCGGCCATCGAGTTCGACCCGTTGCTCCCGGCTCCAGTCCTAGGCTCTCCGACCATTAACCGTGGTCAGGCTTACTCGGTAACGGGAGATGCACCCAATGACAAACTCGTGTTCAGCACGGGAGCCGCTGCGCCTTTTGCCATTGGCGACAACATCTACCTGAGAAACCAAGGCAACCTTGCAAGCGGCTACTACACTGTTGGCTTTGTTACGGCGATTGCGAACAGTGCTGGCATTTCTGAAATCCAACTACTAAGTGCTTCAGGCGCTATTGTTCCTATTGGAACAGAAGACATCTCTGACGCTTTTGTCTACTACTCCGTCAGCACTGCCAACCCTGACGAGACCTACGTTGTCACGGCTGTAGACCAGAGAGGCCAAGAGTCGTTCGGCTCCGAAGAACTGTTGTTCGAGGACAACGTCTTGGCTTCACCCGGTGCAAGCAACACCGTCTCTTGGACCTCAGTTCCCGGTGCCAAGAGCTACAACGTCTACAAGAAGTTCAACGGCACGTTCGGCTTCATCGGTCAGGTTGACTTTGAGGAGGGCGCGGTCAGTTACTCTTTTGAGGACGACAACATCGGCCCTGACCTCTCTCAAACCTTGCTTGTCAAGGACGACGAGGTTGACGCGAGCTTCCAGCCTCGCGCCTCTGCCCGCTTCGAGCAGCGTCGTTGTTTCGGTGGCTCTGACGCACTGCCTCGCACGCTGTTTATGAGCCGGACGGGGACGGAGTCTTCGTTCTCCTACCGCTTCCCTGTCCAGCCTGACGACCGCATCTCGGTTGACCTAGCGTCTCGCGAGGCGCACGTCATCCGCCACATCGTGCCGGTTCAGGACTTGCTGATGATGACGCAGCAGGGCGAGTTCCGCGTGACCGCGATCAACAGCGACGCGATTACGCCGAACACCATCGCCATCCGCCAGCAGTCCTACATCGGCAGCAACAGTGTTCACCCTCAGGTAGTCAACAACTCAGTTGTCTTCTGCTCCGCTAGAGGCGGCCATGCGCGGGAGTTGAACTTCCGTGTTGAAAGCCAGGGCTATCTGACGGGTGACTTGTCCTTGCGCGCCGCGCACTTGTTCGACGGGTTCACCCTCAACGACTTGGCCTACTCCAAGGCTCCGGTCCCGGTGCTCTGGTTCGTGTCGAGCAGCGGCAAGCTCCTGTGCCTCACCTACATCCCCGAGGAGCGGGTGCTGGCATGGCACCAGCATGAGACTGACGGCGCTGTAGAGAGCGTCTGTAGCATCTCAGAGGGCGACTACGACAACCTCTACGTCGTCGTGAAGCGCGGCGATGACAGGTCGGTAGAGCGGATCGTGCAGGTCCGTGAGGAGGCGCTGGAGGACGCTGTCTACCTGGACGCGAGCGTCAGTTACGACGGCACGAACACGGACACGAACGCGCAGTTCGAGGTGTTCAGCACGGGGCTCTACAAGGCTGGCGACACGGTCACGGTCACGGCTTACGACAGCGACCCGACTGGACCTTTCACCCGCAAGGGGTTGTTCAGCAGCGAGGACGAGGGCGATGTCTTGGAGTTCACGTCCGGCGGCCAGAAGTATCGTCTCAAGTTCGAGACGGATGTTGGCAACCAGACCTACTTTACGGGCAAGTTGCTCACAGACTGGCCGGATGCGTTGAAGAACACCAAGACCACGGCTTGGGCTTGGGCGCGCAAGACCTTCTCGGGCTACTCGCACCTTGCCAGTAAGTCTGTGACGGTGCTCGCGGACGGTGTGACCCAGGAGACGTTGACCGTCAACTCAAGCGGTGAGATCACGCTGACGGACTACGCGGTCAAGGTCTGCGCTGGGATGGCTTACACGTCGCAGGCCAAGACCTTGCCGATGAGCTTGGAGATTGAGGCTGGGGCGCAGGGAAGGACCAAGAGCGTCAACCAAGTCTTCGTGCGCGTGGAGGACACGGGCGCGTTGCAGGTTGGGATGGACGAGGCGGGCACGAAGCCTGTCTCGGAACTGAGCAACACGGAACTCAAGACGGGCGAGTTCCGCACAAGTGTCCCGTCTACTTGGGATGAGGAGGGTCAGATCGTGGTGGAAGCCACGGGCGCTGCTCCTGCCAACCTACTGAACATCACGGCCCAAGTGTCGATCGGAGACTAGCATGAGCGGATTTAGCAGTTTAGGCCCAACTGCCTCGTTTGGCTACGCCGACTTTGCTGCTGCTGGGGCGCTTCCTAGTCAGCAGGCTTTCGGTGGAACCCTTCTTGGGTCGGCTTCGCCGAGCTTCAGCCTCAGTGGTCCTGAGTTTGTCACCAACACCCCGCTGAACGTCGAGGGGTATCTCGGGAGGCAGGCGGTTCAAGCCAAACTCGACCAAGCCGCAAGCATTCAGAACGCTGGCGCGATCTCCATGATTGGGGGTCAGGTCCAGCAGATGATCGGCAACTACTACGCCGCCAAGCAAGCGCAGTATGAAGCGAGGTCCAAAGCGTCGTCCATGCGGTTCGCGGCGGACATGGCCAACATCAGCGCGAGCATGGCGGTGGAAGACGCGGCCAGCATTCTGGAGGCGGGTCAGCAGCAGAAGGCGCAGTTGACCATGCGCGCCGGTCTGGAGATGGCGCAGGAGTTGACCAGACAGGGCGCGAGAGGCGTCAGGATCGGCGCAGGCTCCGCTGCGGAGACGCAGGCTAGCCTAGAGTTGGTCAAGGAGATCGACGCCTACAACATCGACACGAACGCCATGCGTGAGGCACAGGCTCGAAGGACGCAGGCGGTCAACCTGCGAGCGCAGGGCTTGTTGGGCCGGACATCTGCTGCGGCGTTGGAAGACATGGCTCGCCCTGCCAGTACGTTTACGACCCTGCTAGGCGGCGCGTCCCGCATCGGTTCTGAATACCTGCTCTACCAAGCCCAGCAGGAGAACCGTAACCCTCGATACAACTACTTCGGTCGGTAATGCCTAGAGTTCCTACTATCGGGCTGTCGCCTACGTCGCGACCGCAGTTCCAAGCTCCTGGGGTTGTGGCCTACGGGGGCCGCCCGATGGAGATGCAGGAGTCGATGCAGCGCGGCGCTCGGATGGAGCGTATCGGGCAAGTCGTCTCTCAGATCGGGCTAGAGATCGAGGACAAGGTCAACAACGCTCGCGCCCAAGAAGCCACGAACGTCTTTGAGAACGGCGTCAACAAGGCGTTCTTGGAGTATCAGCAGAAGAAGGGTCAGAACGGTGTAGACGGTCTCGCGGCGTTCCAGCAGCAGGTCCAAGAACTGCGTGACAACGCAGGCGGCATGTTGATGAACGACATGCAGCGGGCTGCTGCCATGCCGATCTTCGACAAGATTGGATCGCGTGCTGATCTGCGCGGCCAGTCTCACTACATGGAGCAGGCGGCAGCCTACGAGCAGACCCAGAACATCATGGCTCAGGCTGTGCTCCAAGACAGCATGGTCGCCAACCCCGGCGTAGAGTCGCTGGTGGACTTCGGGCGCTGGGGCAACTTGGTGATGAAGGAGGGCGAAGCGCAAGGCTTGGAAGGAGAGACCTTGCAGGCTTGGGCGATGGGGAAGCGCGACAAGCTGTTTGAGGCCATCGTCACAGCCAACCTCGACAGCGAAGACCCCTCTAAGATCGCAGCCGTAGAAAGCTTACTAAGCCAACTGCCGGAAGGGGTCTTGAGCCAGACGCAGAGTCAGGCTCTGGCCGATCTTGTGGAAAAGAAGTCGGCCCAATCCAATGCTTTTGCTTGGGCAGCCCTGACCTTTCAAAGCAAGAAAAGCTACCAAGAGGCTCTCCAAGAAATCGACGAACTGGCTGCGACAGATCCTAAAACGGCAAAGGCTCGATTGCAGGCGCTTGATTCGAGATATGCCGCTGGGCGTAAAGCAGAACTCGAAGCGCGTGCCGACTTGAGGCAAAGGCTAGAGAACAAAATCTACAATCGCGAGCCTTTAACGTCAGAAGAAACTCAACAGGCTCGCGGACAAGGGATCTCTTTTGACTTGGAGAAGTTCCAAAACGAGGTCGAAACAGAGCGCGATCAAACAACGCCGTCTGGCAAAGCCGTTTACGCATCGCTGCTAAACAACATCCCAGCGCTGATGGACATCGGGAACGGGGCGCAGGTCTTTGCCTACGCTCGCTCAAAAGGGATGTCCTACGCCGACGCCACAACTTTGGCCGGTCAGCGCAACAGATATGACGAAGACGCTTCTACTGGTCGTAGGTCTAGCGGCAAGAGCAAGTCCAGTCGTGTTGAGTTCGATGTCTTTGACACGGACGAAGACCAAGTCGTAGAGACTGCGCTGTTTCACTTGGACGGCAAGAACGCAAAGGACAAGGGCATCGTCCCCTACCGCAAAAGAGTCTCAGCGCCGTATGCAAGCAATCAGACGGAGGCAAACTACGCTCTTCGCATGATGGTCAACAGGTTCAAGATCGACGTGATGGACGTTGCGAACTCGATCTTGGCGCAAGTTCCCGACAACGAGAAAGTCAACCGCAACGAGATATTGCAGCAAGCCGCGAAGGTTGTCTACGAACGCGGATGGAACAACGAAGACCACACCGTCAACCGCTACACGACGGAATACGCATACCTTCCTGATGTGCCAGACGACGTGCTGGCCTTGATCCCGCAGGCCCGCGAAGACCTTCGCGAGCAACAGCGCAACGAGGCGGTGCAACGTGCGCTTGCGGGCGACCCCGCAATGCTCCGATCAGGCGGCATGATTATTCAGCAGCAGTTTCTGGAGCAGACGGCTGTAGCAAACATCTTTGACCCGACGATGGCTAGGGCTCTAAGCGGCGCGATGCGTCAGGCGAGCCTTGTCGAAGCTACGTCCACGATTTCTGAGGCAGATGTTCAAGCTCGGGCTCAAGTCATGCTTCAGGAAAACCAAGAACGTCAACGTCTTCAAAGCGAGGAGGTGCGTGAGGCTGCTCACAGAGACATTGCCCGCAGCCTGTTAGAGTTGGATGTTGCAGAACTCAAAGCCACTTATCTCGCCACAGACATTCTTGGTCGAGAAGTCGAAAGAAGTCTTGGGCGAGACGAGACGGCAAAGGCCAACATGCGGATTCGGAAGTTTTTGGCGCTGCCTTCTCTAGAAGATTTGCGTAAACAATGGGCCGAGACTGCGCTAGATGAGGATTGGGAAGAGGAGTTCAACGAGTTTGCTTTGCAGTTTTACCCTGGTCCAAAGAGAGACGAGAAGTTCTTCCCAAATCAAACCAAGGCTCTACTAAACAGTTTGCCGCGCTCAAGTGATGCTCCCGGCGAAACGCTCAGTCGATTCGACGCTCTGAAGCAACGCTACAGGATCAACTAAACTAATGAGCAACTCCCTCGTCCCCCCTCTCTTCCCAGAGCAACCAGACTTCCAATACATCTGGAAGCAGTCGGAAAGCTACGAGCCCAAGAAGGAGAAGAAGATCCAGTCGCTCTCAGCAGCGATGGATGTAGACGAGGACACCGTTCGTCAAAACCTGCCTGACTATGAGGCTCTGTTTGCCTCTCAGCAGCTTTACAACGACACAGTTGCTCGCAGTTACCCGACCTTCTACAGGAACCTCTCTAACACCCCTTTCGTCGCGGCGGCTCGCGACGACATGGGCAACCTGATTGAGACGGAAGGCTGGTGGAACGAGATCGCGAACGCCTACAACGTCGCCCGTGACACGGTAGCGATCGGCAACATCGGCACCCGCGCCATGTTGGATGGCCGGGATCTCTACCCTTACGAGCGACGCAAGATCGAGCGTGCTCGCCAACTGCAACGCGCTCACATGCAGAGCGAGCCGGGTCTAGTAGCGGCGTCCGCCGAACTGCTGGGCACGATGCAGGAGACGCTGGGCTACTCGCTGGCGGCTGGCGCAGCAGCCGGTGCTGTGTTCCCTCCTGCTGCTCCGTTTGTGTCCGGGGGCGTTGCGTTTGCTACCAGCTACAACCTTGAAGCAGGCAACCTTTACGCCGACCTTGTCATGGACGGCTACACGCCTGCCCAGGCTGCGGAGATCGGTGCTACCTACGGTGCGGTGATCGCAGGCTTTGAGGCAATAGGTCTGAAGGGTGCTGGCGCTGGACTCAAGGCACTGGGTCGAGAAGCCTTGAAGGGCAAAGCCAGCGACTTCTTGAAGAAGCAGACGGCGGGCGAAGCCTTCAAGCAGATCATCCTCAAGGACTACGCCTTAAAAGGGATCGGCCTGGAGGCGCTGACAGAAGGCGTGCAAGAGGTGTGGTCGGAACTCGGCAAGCGCCGCGCCTCTGAGCTTTACCGGCCCGACAACCTCTACGAGCCCGAGTATCTGGAGACGTTTGGGCAGGCTGCTTGGCACACTGCCAAGGGCATGGTTCTGCTGGGTGGCCTGCCTGCTGGTGGCAGGCTTGCTATCGAGAACATGCGAGCCGCCGAGTCGTTCCACGACGAGCGCGAAGCGGTCAGGGCAGCCGAGAACTACGCAAGGTCTAGGGCTCCCGAGGCTGCGGAGCAGGTCAGCCGTGAAGCCGGTGAGACGCTGCCGGATGACAAGTATTACCTCCGCGCTCAAGGCTTCATGGAGACGGTGCGCGACATCGAGCGTCAGGAGCGCGAGCAGGGCAAGCCCGAAGGAGGGTTCCGCCGCACGCTAGAGGAGTATCAACCGGGCCTGCTGGAGAAGTTGGAAGAGGCAGCGGCTCGCGACGGTGATGTCGAACTGTCCAAGACGGACTTCGACAAGGTGTTCTCGCAGACTGAGGCGTTCAAGGCAGCGTTCCAGCATGTCGCTCACAGGGAGGACGGCATGACCGTCCGCGAGCGCGAAGAGTTCATGGGCATCCGCGAGAAGATGACCAAGGACATGGAGGAGGAGCAGAAGGCTGAACTCCAGAAGATGGAGGAGGTCGAGGACGAGCTTGTCGAGATCCGTCAGGCTGTCCGCGCTGCTGTTGAGCCGGTGATCGGGGAGGAAGCAGCCAAGGGCATGGACGTAGCGGCGAACATGACCGTGCTAACGTCCTTCATCACGCGAGCGGCGGCGGTCCAAGGCATCAGCCCCAAGGAGTTCGTCGAACGCTACATGCCTGAGATCCAGCAGCGTGTGCTGGGCGAGGAGGCGGCGCAGGCAGCCCCTGTCATCGAGGTTGTCGAGGCAGAGCCTGAGATGTCTGAGGCGATGACGGAAGCCAACGAGGCTCCTGTCACCCGTGTCACGCCTGTCGTAGCGAGCGCGGCCACGGAGAACCCGCAGCGCCAAGCGGTAGAGCCTGAGCCTACTGCGGAGCCTGAGCCTGCGGCTGAACCTGCTGTGGTGGAAGAAGCCGCTGTCGCGCCTGCCCAGCCCCAGGTGCGTCGCATCCCCAAGATCAGCAAGGGAGCGATTGAAGCGATCCAGACTGCTGACATGGACGAAGCGCCCGAAGGCACTATCGGTGGCTCGTTCTTGGAGGGCAGCGAGGAGTTCCTTCAGTGGGCAGCAGACAGTCTCCAGCTTCGCATCGACTACCTGGAGTCGAGTGGCGTCGATCTCATCATGGAGAAGAACTCTCGGATCTCCGAGGGGTTCGCCGAGGCATCCAACAACAGGCGGATTGCTGCTCTTCAAAAGCAGCTAGACAAGCTAGAGAAGAGCCTGGAGAGAGTAGAGAAGAAGCAGGAAGAGGCGGTAGAGGTCGAGGCGGCCCCGACGCCTGAGCCCGCTCCTGAGCCTGCCGCCCAGCCCGGTCCTGCTGCGACGCAGTTGTTCGAGGGCGACGCCACGCCGGAACAGACCGCCAAGTTCTTGTCTCTGCTGCCTCCTCGTAACGCGCAAGGTCTATTCGACCTGTCCAACGAGAAGCGTCTTCCGAGGACTGGTCGCTTCGTCAAGATGCAGGAAGCCTTGATGGCGATGGACCGAGGCGAGATTACTCGCGAGCAGCGGGATGCTTTGGCCGACATCCTTAAGCCGGTCTTGGCTGACGACCAGATTTACGACGCTCCAACTAACGAGGAGATGTCGAACGCTCTTAAGCCTAAGCAGGTAGCCTTGCTGAACCAGAACTTGGAAGCTGGTCGGAGGGTTGGCGTCAGACTGGACATTCCTTCGACCAAGAAGGGTGCTCGAACCATCGCGGTCCACGATGTCGGTGCCAAGAGCAAGAAGGCAAAGGGCTACCAGCGGGGCGGAAAGGAGGTTAGTTACACCAACGTAGCCCGCCTCTCGAACGCCGAGATGGTGATGCACCAGGAGACGGCCAAGGCTGTCGCGCTTGGTGAGAACAAGGACAAGCTCGGCGTCATATACGGCGACTGGATGCCTACGACCGTAGAAGAAGCAACCAAGATCGCCCAAGAAGCCCTGACCGACCCTGCGTGGCGTCAGGTCGGCATTGACCCTGAGCGTCACGGTTACTACTACGACCGCAAGACGGGTGAGCCGCTAGTCAGCGCCGACGAGGTGGTGCAGGTCGGCAGTCAGGTGTTCGCGAAGAACGCCAAGGTGGCCGGGAAGGAGCAGTTCCTCTACAGCAAGGAGGCAGCGGCAGCGTTTGACGAAAGCGCCTACCGCCCCGAGGTTGTAGCCTGGGCCAAGGAGCAGTTCGGGGACCGCGTCGCCCCCAACGGCAAGCCTGTCTACCAGAACTTCGTGCGCTGGTTCGGGGACAGCAAGGTGGTAGACGAGGACGGTAAGCCGCTAGTGGTTTACCACGCGACAACCGCAGAGTTTTCTAAGTTTGATCGGCAGGCCGAAGGAAGCATGTTCACCTATGGCCGCGAGCCAGGATCAGGTGGCATCTTTTTTAGTTCGACCCCCTCTCCATATTTTACTGAAGGCTCTCGCGGTCAAGAAAAGGGGGGGAGAACTATACCCGCCTATGTGACGATCAAAAATCCAGCGATAGTGCCTAGGGGTTTATCTCTTGAGGAGCAAGCCAAGGCTCTGCGTGAAGCGGAAGAGCAAGGGCATGACGGTGCTATTATTGGAGAAGTTGAATACGTCGCCTTCGACCCCAACCAGATCAAGTCCACCCAGAACCAGGGCGACTTCAGCGCCGACCCTGGCATCCTCTACAGCAAGGAGGGCGACAAGAAGGTTCTAGGCACCGCCTCCTTCGAGGGCACGGACGCCATCCAGAAGATCCTGCTCGACCCCGACGCCAAGCCCACAACTCTGATGCACGAGTTGATGCACTGGAACTTGGAGTTGATGTCCAACATGTCGTTGAACATCGAGCAGAAGGAGGAGGCGCAGCGCAACGCGCTGGAGAAGCAGGTGCTTAAGGACACGACGGCCCTGCTGGAATGGGCGGGCTACAAGGGCACGCTGGAAGACTGGCGTCAGATGGACCTAGACGCTCGCCGCCCGTTCCACGAAGCCATCGCCGCGTCGTTCGAGTTGTTCCTCTACAAGGGCGAAGCGCCGAGCAGGCAACTCAAGGGCATCTTCCAGAGGTTGCTGAACTACATCAACGAGAGCTACAAGCAGATCGTCAAGCGGTTCCAGAAGGAATACGAAGACGAGTTCAAGCGCCCCTTGCCTGCTCTGAACGACGATGTCCGCGCCATCTTTGGGCGCATGATGTCCGCCGAGCGGGACACGATGGACTTCTTCGATCAGTATGACATGACTGCCCGGCTGGTGACTCGCGAGCAGTGGGTCGAGGCTGGCCGTGACCCACAGGACTACGACGAATACGACCGGGACTTCAAGGACGCCATCGCGGAGGCGCAGGCGGAACTGACCCAGCGTCGGATGGAGGAGGTCGGCTGGCAGGGTCGGGCTCGCGAGCGCACGGGTGGCAAGATTCGTGAGGAGCGTCGTCGCACGGAAGCCAAGGCTCGCGAGGACATCGACGCCGAGGTTCGCGAGACGCAGATCTTCCAACTTCAGAGCTACATCTACAACGGCTACTACCGTGCGGTAGACAACCCGAGGGTTGAGCCTGCCAAGGCTGAGAGCACGCGCCTGAGTTACGAGGCTGTCGCTGCCATTGACGAGAAGATGGCGAAGAAGCTGGCGAGGCGTGGCCTGCTGAAGAAGAAGAACGGCATCCCGCTCGACGTAGCCCGCAACATGTTCGGCTTCGAGAGTAACGAGCAGATGCTCCAGCAGTTGTCGGAGTCGCGCTCTATCAAGGACGAGGTCGAGTATCGACTTGACCGCTACATGATTGAGGAGCAGTCGGGTCTGACGGACCCGGTGCTGGTCGAGGAGCGTATCCAGGCTGCGATCCACAACCGGATGCGCGAGCGCGTCATCGGCTTGGAGTTGCGTTACATCCTGAACAACGGCAAGAACACCAAGGAGGAGTTGGCGAACGCTCGGGAGATGGCTCGCGACATCATCGCGAGAACGCCTACGGGTGACATCAATCTCACGGCCTACAACCGTGCTGCTGCCCGCGCTCGCAAGAAGGCGCTGAAAGCGCTGAAGGACGGCGACATGGAGGCTGCTGCGTTCGCGAAGCGGCAGGAGTTGCTGAACGAGGCGCTGATCCGTGAGGGTGGCAAGGCTCGCGAGGAGGTCCGCAAGCTGGTCAACGCCAACAAGCGTGTCTTCCGTCACCGATCGGACAAGTCGCTGGCGAAGGCGGGCTACGACGTAGTCATCGTCAAGGGCCTGCGCGCGCTGCTGTCTAGGCTAGGCATCGGCGGTGCGTTCGAGGGCGACCCTGCTGCTGCAATGGACGCGATGCGTCAGAAGCACCCAGAGTTCAGCAGGGAGATGGAGAGCGAGATCGAGCACTTCTTGGGCTTGGACTTGCCTGAGGCTCGGGTCGGTGACCGCCGCAAGCAGATGGAGCGTTTGACTCTGGCAGATGCCAAGAGGTTGCGGACGCTTATGAACATCTGGCTCAAGCGAGCCAAAGATGATCGCAGTGCAGTCCTTCAAGGCAAGAAGCAGGACATCGAGACGGCTCAAGAATCCTTGCTGACTAGGATCAGCCGCATCTCTGCCAAGGACCGTGCGATCAACGAGAAGGAGAACGGTTGGTGGTCAAGGATTCGCGACTTCGCATCGGACCTCATCAGGTTTGAGCAACTGTTCCGACGCATCGACGGCGGTGAGACTGGCCCTTGGACAAGCGTGTTCCGCACGATCAAGGATGCTGCCAACAACCTGCGCGTTGCCTTCAAGGGGTTCTTGGACTTCTTCCAAAAGGGCTTGAAGGGTTTGGATCTCAAGATGCCCGGCGGCGAGCGAATGATTACTGCCGAGATCCCAGGCGCTCGCAAGCCTGTCGTGTTCGGGTCGGGCAACACCGCAGCCAAGTTGGAGTTGATGCACTTCGCGATGCACTTCTACGGCAACGCGAGTAACCGAGAGCGTCTGGTGGCTGGGCTGACTGGCCCGGATGGCAACAGGGCAGCGGTTGAAGCGGGGATCGGCAGATTTCTGCAAAGCCAGATCGACCAGGGCGTGCTGACTCTCAAAGACTTCCAGTTCATGCAGAGTCTGTTCGACAAGCTCGCAGACGACGGCTTGTTCAAGAAGGCTCAGGAGGTCATGTATCGCACCCGTGGCTACGAGATGGAGACGGTGGAGCCGACGCCGTTCACGATCACGTTCCCCGGCGCGACGGAGGCCACCGAGTTCAAGGGCGGCTACATTCCTGTGCGCTATGCTAGGGATGAGGATGGTGGCACCTTGACGGAGGCTACGCTGGAAGAGGGGCAAATCAGTCCTGAGCAGCAGCACATGCGCGTCATGGAATACCTGCCGTCGTTCACCAAGAACCGCGTCAAGGATGTGCAGGATGGTCGGGCTTTGGAGTTGGATCTTCGCCAAGTCCTGCACCATGCCCATGAGGTCTACCGCTTCATCCACATGACGGAACCGGGCACGGACGCCTACAAGATCATCAACGGCTTGGACGGCAATAGCCCCGTGAAGGCGGCGTTCGTGGCTCGCTTTGGCAACAAGGCGTATCGGAACTTGCTGGCATGGTTGAAGCGTTCAACCTACCAAGCGACGGAGCGTGAGGCGCTGGCGGCAGGTCAGGCTCTCAATGCCATCGCTCGCAACGCGAACATGGGCGTGATGTTCTTGAACGCGGGCAACTCGTTGCAGAACTACTCGGGCCTAGCCATCCCGATGCGCCGTCTTGGGTTCAGCCGGGTTGCCGGTTCGTTCATCCGAACCTTGTTCAACCCGAGCGTCCGACAAGACATCATCGGCAAGTCCAAGGAGATGGCGATTCGCTTGGAGCGTCAGGTCTTCGACATTCTCCAGAGCCAGCGCAAGATCGTGACCAGCCAGGATTCGGCTTGGGCGAGGCTCCAAGACTGGACGAACAAGTATGCCTACATCTTGCAGCAGATCACCCAGAACCACGTAGACGTGGCTGTGTGGCAGGCGGCCTACAACAAGCGTGTTCAGGAGCTTGGTGGAGGTATCGAGTCTGAGGCAGAGGCTGTCGCCTACGCTGACAGTGAGGTCCGCCGGACGCAGATGGCTGGCGAGCGCGAGGACTTGTCGTTGTTCGAGTCCCAAGGCGGTCTGGTCAGGGCGCTGTTCCCGTTCAAATCTTGGTTCATCAACTGGGGCAACACGACCTACGCTCAGGGTCGGATCGACGCTGACGAGACGGAGCGCAGCAAGTATGCAGCCTTGGCTTCGACCTACTTCTACGCGCTGATGGTCCCGGCGATGCTGGCTTCGGCTGCTACGATTCTGGCACGAGGCCAACTGGGAGAGCAGTTCGAGGACGACGACGACGACGGCTACGGCGACGAGGCGTTCACCTTCTGGGCTCGCAGCCAGTTGGATCAGGTGTTCGGCGGCATCCCCTTGGCAGACCAAGGCTGGCAGATGATCGCGAACTACTGGTTCGACGACGAATACTGGAACAACCGATTCCCTCTGACCCCGTGGCAGCGGGCTTACGAGAACGTGATCCGTGGAACGACGAGGCTGGGAGACAGGCCGCTAGCCGGGAGCCTGGATTTGGCGTCTGAGATTGCCACGATGTTTGGCGTGCCTGCCCGTGGAGCATTGCGCCGCATCTCCTTGATCGGGGACGAGATCGCAGGCGAGCTTGAGAGCGAGAGCACCTACGACCTCATCCGAGGAGCCGTCACAGGCCAGCGGAGCGACCTGCAACGGCTGAGTCAGTAAACAAGTAACGACATCCGTTGCGCTTCACCGTAAGTTTCCGCGTTACCGCGCTTACCAGTAATCAGCAGTAATGGACTTCTGGGTCACTTGCGTTCTACCGCATTTCTGAGAGACTACCGACATGGCCTCTACGATCACTGCCGCCACCTTGACCATCACGATCACGGAGGCGATCACGCTGAACGGGTCTGCTCAGGGTGCGACCAACTCGATCACGGTGGACAACGTGAACGAGATCGTGAAGCGCATCGTCACGGTGCCGACCACGGAGTCTGGCCTGCTCGGATTCTCCACCACGTTGGAGACGGACCTCGCGAAGAGTTACCTCGCTGGTCAGCTTGACGAGGACGATGTCCGTTACATCCGCATCACCAACAAGGACGACACGAACCACGTCACGCTGACGTTCCGCAGCGAGGGCAGCGCCGAGTTCGCGCTGCTGCTGGACGCTGGTCACTCGTTCCTCTACCCGTGCGACATGTCGGGTGGCTGCAAGGATACGATGGATGCCGACTCTTCTGCGCTGACGGTGGCGTTGGAGGACTTGGTGGACATCACGGCCACGGCGGACACGGCTGCCGTGGATGTCGAAGTGTTTGTCGCGAGCGTCTAGCCATGAAGAAGATCGGCAAGAAGTCTGGTTCCAAGAAGCCCATGCCCGCCAAGATCGCAAAGAAGGTTGGCAAGAAGCCCATGCCGGGCAAGAAGAAGGGCTATGGCCGCTAAGAAGAAGGGGCTCTACGCCAACATCAACGCGAAGCGTAAGCGCATCGCGGCTGGCTCGGGCGAGAAGATGCGGAAGCCGGGGACCAAGGGTGCCCCGACCGCCAAGGCATTTAAGCGCAGCGCTAAGACTGCGAAGAAGAGGTAGACATGGCTGGTCCTTACAGAAACAACGTCGTCGTCACGGCGAACCAGGACACGGTGTTCATCCCGGCGCTGGACGCTCTCTACGTAACCGCTGCGCCTACGGGCAACGTGACCATGACGGTCAGCGGGACAAGCGTCACCATCCCGTCTGCTCGCCTTGCTGCCGGGACGCACTTCAACGTCGGTGACATCTCCTCGATCGACGCAGACACGACGTTTGCCTACATCGGACTGAGGGTCAAGAGCAAGTCGGGCTCGGCCAACGCTAAGTCGGACACGCTCACTGAAGGTGGCGACTAATGGTCGAGCGCGGCGGTGAGAAGTTCTCGGGCTACAACAAGCCCAAGCGCACTCCGGGCCACGGCTCGAAGTCTCACGCCGTGCTTGCGAAGGTAGGCGGCAAGGTCAAGCTCATCCGCTTCGGTCAGAAGGGCGTGAGCGGCGCGGGCAAGAACCCTAAGACTGCCAGCGAGAAAGCCCGCCGCAAGTCCTTCAAGGCGAGGCACGCCAAGAACATCGCGAAGGGCAAGATGTCGGCGGCTTACTGGGCCGACAAGGTCAAGTGGTAGGCTCTAGTCCTCTTCGCCGTCCCAGCACAGGCAGGACGTTTCGCGGAAGCCGGGGACGACCTCGGGGAAGAGCCTGCCTTGAGCCTCGTCAGCCTTGAGGAACGCCTCCCAACTGAACGAGCGGCCTAGCCCGGCGACGGTATCGAGTTCGGCGTTGCGCTCCATCTCGATGGCTCGCTGGGCAAGCTCGGGATACTGCCGCTTGAGGTCGAGGATCTCCTTCTTCTTCGAGCCGGGGCAGAAGAAGCAGGCAGACTTACCAGGGTTAGGTAGCCCGGCACGTTCGAGCGCGAGCAGGCAGTCTTCTCGCTCCCAGCCCCAGTCGATGAGCGGATACTCGTAGCGATACTTATCGTCTTCTGGGATCTGTGCTCGCCGCTGCTCTCCGATGTCGATGTTCAGATACTTCGTGACCTTCTCACCCGCTGCCCAGACATCCTTGGCGGGCTGGTAGTTGTTGGCCCAGACCTCTTGCGGCTGCTTCTTATACTTATGGCTGCACGACTTGAAGCCGTAGGCCAGGGACGGAAGCATCTTCTTGTAGAGGCAGTTGTGCTCCAGATTCCGGTAGGTCTTCTGCGAGGCACGGACGCGGGTGATCTCAGGGAAGCCATGCTTCTTGAGCCACCGATCCATGATGTCCACGAACTGGTAGGTGTGCGGCTTCTCGCCGCCCGTGTCAGCGAACAGGATCACGTCGCAGTTCATGCCACGCTCCTGCATCCCGACGATGAGGGCCGCGCTGTTCACGCCGCCTCCGAAAGAGACGATGATCATTTCCGCTGGTCCTCCCAGTAGAAGCCGAGCATCTGCCCGTCCTGCCTGAGCCTGGAGACCAAGGCTTCTCCGAGATACTCCTTCAGTTCATCCTTGCTCATGTTCGAGACCAGGATGGTGGGTCGGACTTCTCGGTAGCGCCGGTCGAGCAGGGCGAACAGGCTGTCTGAGGCGTGCTTGCTGTCCTTGTGCCGCCCGACTTCGTCGAGGACTAGCAGGCTGGGGGAGACGTAGGTGTTGAACACGTCCATCTCCCGCTCCTCTGCGTCGGCGTTGTAGCAGGCTCGGAGCCTTACAAGGTAGTCCTGCGTCGTGGTGTACAGCGCGGAATGGTCTCGCTTGTAGATGATCTCGTTGACTACGGCGCAAGCTGCGTAAGTCTTGCCAGCGCCGGGGTTGCCGACGAAGATCAGGCTCTTGCCCTGCTCCAGCGCGATGTCGAACCTTTCGATGTAGGTCTGGAGAGTCTTGCCGACTTCCTGCATGGCCGGGTTCTTTCCCTGCCAGTCTTTGAGTCGGGCGCTGCGGTAGCGCGGCGGCACCCCGGACTCGTCCATCATCATGGCTCTGAGCCTGTCCTCGACGCCGGGGTCAGACTGGACGAGCATCTCGTAGCTCTTCCGTAGCCGCTCCTCCTCCTCGGCGATCTCCTCGTTGCACTGCGGGCACTTCGTCCAGAACGCCTGGACCCGTGGGTGCCGGTGCGCCATCAGGCTGGACTCGTAGGCCCCGTGGTCGTCGCAATGCTTGGTCGCCTCTTCCAGCGTCCTCCAAGCGTTCATGATCTGCGTGTCGTCGCTCTCTTCCATCCTAGCGGCCCTCCTTGCCCCTGTGTTGAACGATCGGCGGTCATCCCTGCCCAGACAGCCTGGACAGAGAAAGTCCCTTAGAAGTCAATCTCGCCAGCCTCATGCAGATGCTCTTGAGGCATGGGCTTTTGAGGCGCGACCATCTCGTCTTCCCAGCCTCGTTGGTTCAGCCACGTCGAGGGGTTCTTGCGGAATCTCACGTCCGGCGTGCTCGCGACGTACTCCTGAACGCGCCCCATGGCTGCCCTGCGGTCCTTCTTGGACAGCCGGTTCCAGCTAGAGAACGCAGGCTTGGCCCCGGTCTTCTTGCCGTAGGCGTCCCAGAACTCGGTGAACCCTGTCTCGGCCCACTTCTCCTCCCGGTCCTGCCTCTTCTCCTGTACTGTACTAGTACTACTAGTACTGTCTGTACTAGTACTAGTACTAGAATATATATCACTAGGGGGGGTCTGGGGGGGATGGTTGCTTGTAGCGTTCTTGGTAGCGTTTTCGGTAGCGTTTTCGGTAGCGGCTTGAGCCTTCCGTTCACGGTGACGCCGGACTCTCTCAGCGGCCTTGGCTTGCGCCACGGTCTGGCGCTGACGGAACCGGCTGACCCGGTTGACGCTGATCGTGTCGTCGTCGAAGACGCAGATCAGGTTCGCCTTCTGAAGCTCCGCCAGCGCCTTCTGCGCCGACTGGATGCCTAAGCCTGAGATCTCAGAGCAGACGCGGTAGTCCTCGTCCACCTCGATCCAGCCCTCGTCATCCGTCTTCAGCAGCAAGCAGATGAACAACCATCTGGACGCGACGGAGATCGTGTCGTCCCAGAGGTTTGAGTCCAGTAGCTCGTTGCCCAGTAACTTGGTTTGCCCTCTCATGCCCCTCTCCGTAACGCTTCGCGTCACGGGATGCAAGCAAGAAAAGAGGGCCGGAACCGCTGGTGCTAGGTTGCTGGGAAGGGAGGGAGCGCGCTGGCTTATTCAGCCGCGCGGATCAGGGGTTCCGGCCCAAGTGTGTGAAAAGCGAGCGCGGTAGCCGAGAAGGGAAAACAAGCAAAACCTCTCAGCTACCGCACTCAAAGCCTCTGCCGGTTGTTATGGCTATCGCAAACCCACATCTCGCCAGATGTAGCAGAGGCATGACATGACCCCTCTCTCTTGAGACCATGCGTAGGCATGTCTAGCATCGGGCACGCCCCGTGTCCAGCCCTACTCAACGATCTCTCGAATACTGCCGCAAGAACGGCTGGATCGCCGGGGTCGTGGAGAAGTGGAACCCGCACGCCCGCATCCGCCAGGATCTGTTCGGGTGCATCGACCTCATCGTCATCGACGACCTCGAACAAGGCCCGCTCGCAGTCCAGGCCACGTCCGGCACGGGACACGCCGCCCGACGTAAGAAGTCGATCGCGGAGCCGAGGCTCAAGCTCTGGCTCGAAGCCCCGGCTCGCTTTGAGATTTGGTCCTGGTCCAAGCGAGGACCGAGGGGCAAGCGCAAGGTATGGACCCTGCGCCGCGAGCCAATCATCCTCGCTCACTTAGAACCGAACGAAGACGGCTAGGGTCCACCTTCAAGGCGCGAGCCAGGAGGACCACCGTCCCGTTGGTCGGGGCGCTGAGGTTGTATTGGCAGTTGAATATCGTCCTGGCGCTGAC